ATCCTTAACGATTCTCTCTCATCGTGCCGCCATTGCTCCACCGGTTTGCGGGTGAATAGGTCGGCGAACGAGCGTTGCAGCTTCCCAGCGTAGGTCAGCCAATGCGTCGATGCTCCCGTGGTTCGTTCTGGGTCATTCTCTTCACGTCCCGCTGATCCTGGGGGCGGAAGGATGCCGAGCATCTGCGCTCCGAGTTTCGCCATATCTGCCGGCCATAGGTCTAGCTCTAGCTGATCTCGGTTGCGTGCTAGGTGAATGGCTTTGGCCGCCTTGTCAGGGTCGATACCGAGCGACGCAAGCCACTCATTGCGGTTGCCGCGAACGTGATCCTTTGCGACCATGAGCATCTGCCCACAATCTGCCATGCGAAGCACCGCGGCGCGTGCGTTACCTTTGGCCGTTACGGCTAGGGCGTTGGCCTCAGCGTAAGCGGTGCGGATCTCTGTTTCAATGACTGGCAGGGTGAGTGCCGTTATTTCGTTTGGTTCCATATATTTTTTATTGGGTTGATATTTTTTTTGGTGTGTGTGGTGGGAGGCTTTTTATATCAGAGTGGGCTTTATATCAGAGTGGGCTTTATATCAGAGATGGATTTTTATATGGGAAGGTTCAAGGTTTTTTTAACCCCATACTTATTTGTATTTGTGCGGCGGTAAGTATTTCTAGCCTCCTCGCTTTTAAGTGACGTCGAAGGCGGTAGGCCGGTCGTGTCGAGAAAGTCCATTGCTATTTTCGAGATAGCCTGCTTGGTGCAACCGAGTTCCCGCCCCGCTTCCAGCATACTCATGCCCGCGGTGAGCGGATGCCCAAGAGCAAATGCCACGCCCCATAGCGTCTTGCTTCGGCTGTAGCCGTGCTCTGCTAGGAAGGATATCGTTTTGTTCAATACAACCAGAAGTTTCTCCGATGCTTCGCGGTAGGCTGTAATTCTAACCCCACGAACTGCGCCCGGATCTTCAAAGAAATTCTCCGATGTATCATATGGATCATCAAATGAAAAAAAGTCTGGCGTGTAGCTCGCCTCGTCGTATTCCGCTGGGCCTCGCGTTTGGTCGTGCATCGAATGTCTTTGTTCGCATATTTCTAGAAGAATGCAAATTGTTTTTTAAAGGCCTGTTAGAATATAGGGGGAGGGGGGTATTTTTTTAAATTAGTTTCTTGTTTTTTGGCTCTGAATAAAGGGCGCTTTTCTCCAACCGCTCCCACCAAGAAAAACAGTGGCTTTTTTATAGGCATCCAAACATCCACGTATCAACGCCTATAAAAGTGTTAAATTATTTCGTCTTCACCCTATCGACAAAGCGCGAGATGCCGCCTTGCATTAGAACCGGCGCGGAGACGTGGCGTTCGCCGTTTCTGTTTTTCATAAGCTTAATTTCTGAGTCGGGATGGTTTGCATGGTCGATATGTAAGACGTAGTCGGCATGATGTCCGATGCCCCGCGACTCGCGTAGTTCGCCCTTGTCATTTAGTTGAGATGCGGTCAGGACGCAAACATTTAAATGCAGCGCCATGAGCTTAAGACGTCGCACAACTTCGCTCACTTGTTGCTCGCGTGTTTCGCTTTTGCTGTCGGCGGAAGGAGAACAAAGTTGAATGTAGTCGACAACGATCCAGTCAAGACCGGTTCGCTTTTGTTGGCGGCAAATGCTCTCGATAGTATCGATATCTGATACTTGGTCGTGAATGGTGATCGGAAGTGCTGATATTTCTGCGATGCCTTTTTGCATTCCGGTCAAGTGTTGTTTGTTCGGGTTCTCGTAAGCCGACACGCAACGCCACCCGCTTTTGGATGCCACTAAACGGCAGATGACCTGAAGTGCACTCATCTCTAGGCTGAAGATGATGCCATTCTTGGCGTTTGTAGCCCCGTGCAGGGCAGTTTGAAGCAAAGCAATAGACTTGCCGCCCGAAGTCTCCGACGCGAACACTGCGAGCGTCCCACGCTCAAACCCGCCGTTTAGCTTTTCATCCAGTCCCGAGATGCCGGTATTGAAGCGTTCGGGTTGCGTCGTCTTTTCGAGTTCGTTCAAAAGTTCGGTGCATTGTTGCTTGAGCGATAGCGCCCCGACTTGTTCTTCGTCGCTGTCCGCTAGGTGTTGAGCGATGCCGTTCAAGTCGGCCCGCATCTCTCGGATGTCGTCTTTGCTCTCGTGCAACTTCGCCATCGCCTTTCGATACCGGCGGGCCTTGAGTAGGTCTTTTCTGAAGTCGAGAGCGGCTACGGCGTCCCCCGTGGGATATGCCGTGAAGGCTTCGGTGACTCCGTGGTATCCGCCTACGTCGAAGATCATTCCCTTTTCTTCAAGCACAGCCTGGAGCCGAAAGATGTCGGACTTGAAGCCTTCGTTGTGGCATTCCTTGGCCGCTGAGAGCAGAGCGCGGTTGGCGTGCTCAAAAAACAGATCGGCGTCCCATTTTGCCGCGTCCAAGACTTCGTAGTTTTGGAGCAGGATCGAGATCGCGGCCTTTTCCGCCGATGGTGCTGTCGGGACTGCCGACCTTGTTTGTGTTTCTTCTCGTTTTAAAATTGCCATTTTGTTTTGCTCCTTGGCTCGCCTCTCGCCTTAAGCGAGAGAGGCGAAGCCTATCTATCTCTGATAAGAGATAGATATTCTATCTATCTAGGACTGACATGGTTTGTGTTGGGTTAGAGTTGGGTTTGCGTTGGGTTTCATTTGGGTTATTTATAGACGCATTCCGACTGGCTTTTTTTGTGGCTTTGGAGCGTCACTTTTCGGACGTCCCCCTTTTTTGCCGTTGCGATAATTCGCGAACAATTTCTTATTTTGATCTTGCCATTGATGCAGGACAAGCGCATCTCCTTCACGCCTTGCGTAGCCACTTTCTACGAGTGCGTTTTCGAGTTGCATTGGGTTGCCCTCCCAGTCGGCTATCGCTGCGACGATATCCGCTGGCTTTTCTATCCTTTCGCACTTACGGAACTGGCATTGCGACCACAATTTGAGAAGGCTAAATACCCCTGCGTGACCGGCTAGGCGTAGCAGGATTTTGGTCTTGTAATGATCGCAGAAGTCGGGTGATAGGATCATGTTTTCTTTCTTTCGAGATACCTTTGCAACGTCTCCTCGGCTTCATCTTCGATCCACCGCGTGGCCTGAGTTACAACCTCAACCCACTTGCCGTCTATCTGGATTTCCCAGTCCCACCGGTAACAGTCGTCTTGATGATTTGGCCAGCACCTGAGCGGATATCCGCGCCATTGCATTTGGTTATTCATCTTGTCCTGAGAGGAATTGGCGGAGCCGTCGGTTGTCTTTTCGCAGTTCATCGTTTTCGTTATCCAAGTATTCGATCCGTTTGTTTAATAAGTCTACGAGTAATTCAAGATCAGCCATGTTTCCTTTAACTAGTCTTGCGAGATTTAACATCTTTGTGATGCCGTCGAACATAATCTGAGATTCTTTCTAGGTGTTGTTCCGCCAATGCTCTCCCCTCCGGCGAGTCATCGTATGTATGCTGGTATACTGGCAGGGGGTCGCCCCTTTCGAGACGTAAGCCAATAGGACATTCATTCATACAGATGACCAACCGGAGCGAGAGAGTTCCATTCATCTATTAAAACGGAATATCGTCGGTTTCGTCAGCGGGTTGAGCAACGAAGCCGTTGCTTTTAGCGACAATATGTTTGTCGGTTTTGACCGCTGGCTTGCGCCTGTTGCCAAGCCATTTTGCTTTCTCGTCACCGAATAACCAGCGCTCGACGCAGTTGAATTGATGATCTGGGTTGGTCTGTCCAGGCTCAACTCCGATGAGACAGACTCCCTTTTCACCGATCAGGTCTTCCGCTTCAACGCTCACGTCTTCGCCTGGGACTACGGCCCGACCGATGCTGGAGAGAACTTGATCCACTTTCCACGCCGCTTTGGGCGTGAACGTGAGATGCTCCCACATTTTCGGCCCTTCCACGCCGCCTTCAAGGATGACGGCGACGTCGAGCTTAATGGTAGGGTTGCCTGCTTGGCTTGTCTTCTCAACGGCTTTCACGATCTCGACTTCGTATGTTCCAGGCTCGACGTAGTAAATTGCGGCCTGCTTTGGTTCGCTTGCTTTGTATGTTGGCATTTGTATTTTCTATTTTGTTTGTTGTTGGTCAGCGTTTTTTAGGATGCGCTGCCCCCTTTTGCCCCTGCCGCCGGATATTTCCAGCAAGGCGAGGAAATTATTTAACTTTGGTCTGTCTAAGTTGCGTTGTCGGTGATCCCGCCTTTATCGCCGTTGTGTCTGGCTCTACGCCGTTGTTGGCGCAAAACTCGATATAACTCTTTTCCGAGAGCTTACCGCCCATTGCTAGGATTAGTGTCTCTTTGGTGATACCTTGTGCGGCGTTTGCGATAGCTTCAGCCTCCACAAACTTTCGACCGCTGACGCTCGTGAGCTTCCATCCGGGGACTTCGTCTCCGTTTTCAAGACGAGTCTTGAGATGACCAAGCACCGGCTCGGCGATCTCCTTTTCTGCGAGCTTCCACTCTTTCGCGAATGCTCCCATCGACTCCGCTGTTGCGAGAATCCGCTGACGGATAGCATCGATGCTGTTGCCAGTCGCTTCGGGAATTAGCGCGATAGCATTCTCAGCCTGTCGCACGATTGCGTGGCAGTTGTTGTAGTATTTGCACCAACTGCAATACTCGCAAGGCGTCGGCTTCGCATCCGCACTTGTTGCGCGGTCGATAACTCTCTGCGTCCCCTGTTTGGCTTCCTCGTATGTAAAATCATACGAGCGGATCATAGCTTGATCGACGTAGATAACATGAGCAGTCCAAGACATTTCAAAATTGTCTTCCATGCAAGCTAAAGAGTAGGCCATCAACTGATTTCTGTAATCCCGCACCTGTCCCGTCTTTATGTCTGCGACCCATTTTTGCTCCTTACATACGGCGTCCGCCGTTCCCAACTTACTTAGTCCAGGAACTGCCATCGCCAAGTATTCTTCGCGAGTCTCGATAAACGAATGCCGCGCAAGTCGCTTGAGCTGCTTAACTCCGAAGTCGATGGGGGAGAAATCAAACCCGACGACATCTGCCATAGGCTCAAGTTCATTCCCTGCTATCAGGTTTCGGATCGCAATGTCTACCGCCGTCCCGCGCTCCGCTGCCGCACTCGTTCCGCTTGCTCCTTCAAATAAAGCGCATTCGGAGAGTTTGGGAAGCGTTGAGGGTGATATTTCTTTACTCATTTTATTTTAAATACTTAAGGTATAGGTTCCGTTGCAAATAATGGGTAGTATTTGTCACGAGTTTGCCGCTCTCCACTCGACCGCCGTATTGACGAATTGATCGACCCGAAGCGCAACCCGGTGCAGGTATTCTGGAGCGCAGTCGCGCCATGTTTGTTCGCTAGTTAATACTCCGCGAGCGATTAGGAACTGATTCACCGCTCCTTCATGCTCCGCAAGTCGGGCCTGCCAACCGACCATTTCGTCGGGGTCAACGATATGATCTGGCTGTTTAGTTGCAACGGCTTCGAACAAGTGCGCGACCGATGCCCATTCTAGCGGGAGTTCTTCCGCAAGGCCGGATCGTGTCTTGGCGTCGTAGGCCGCGCTGTGCGTAGTCAACAGGATTCGCTCCTTGCCGCCAATTCCCTTTCCTTTGCCTGTCTCGCTTGTGCTTACCTTGGTTTTAAACCTCAAGAACCAAAGTTCGTCCGCGAACTCCTTTAGTAGTGGCGAGGATTGCTTGCTGAGTTTGAGTTCGTAGCGGTCGTATGCGGCGAGCGCATCCGG